CAAGAGGCAATTCAAGAAGTAGTAAACCGTAGAGATGTCAATAGAAGACAATCGAGACAACAACCAAATACAACTACTGTACCAAGAACAACTCAGGAACAGAGGAACCAACCAAACCCTGTTACGAGAAGACAAGATAGAAGTGTTAGAAGTCAAGCAAATAGAAGACAACCTAATCCAGTAAATAGACGACGCCCAGCTGCTTCAAATAGAAGACAAAATCGTAACCAAAGAAGAAGACAAAGAAGAGGAGGTGGAAGGAGAAGAAGAAACAGACTCCCTCAAGCCAGGAGACAACCTAGAGGCGTTAATTCACAGAACCCAAGAACAACTCAAGGTGGTCAATCACCAAGAACAACAGGTCAGAATCCTCAATCAAGACGAGCGGATTTGCAATTCCAAAGAACTCCTAGAGTTCCTGGTCCAGCAAATAGAAATGATCCTGTTAATAGAAGAGCGTCCCGTCAGGTAGTTGTTCAGTTTCCTCAAACAACACGAGCTGAAAGACAGGCAACTAGAAATAGGAGAAGACCAACAACTACTCAGCAGTCAAATCCAACTCGAGTTACAGCAAATAGAAGATCTCCAGCAACTGCTCAACAACCACAAACTGAAAGAGTTGTTGCTAATACAACAGTTGCAGCTATTAAACAGGTTGTAGCAAACAGAAGAACAACTGGTCGAACACCTTCTACAATCCAAAATCCAGTTATCAATAGTTCTAACTATCCTCAACCAAGTATTGTTCCTGGTGGTGAAGTTCGTGGTGTAAATACTGATGCACCTGATGGTGAATCTGTTGGTGGTGGTCAAGGTCACAATCATCCATTTACTGGTTCTGCGTTTGATGTAACAGCTCCGTCAGGATTTAAGTTGCAACTCCAGTATATTGACGTTATAGTTTGCAGTATTGACTAAAAAAAGTTATAATTAAACTACAATGAGGTAAATTATGTCTAGTGGAAAATGGTGTCCATTGATTCGTAAAAATTGTGTAGAACATAAGTGTGCATTTTACACTCATGTTATGGGTCATAATCCCAATACTGGACAAGCAGTAGATGAATGGGCATGTTCTATACAATTTCTTCCTATGCTTTTGATTGAAAATTCTCAGCAACAACGTGGAACTGGTGCTGCTGTAGAATCATTCAGAAATGAAATGGTAAAAGCAAACCAGACAAATATAAATATTCTTGAAGCTGCCGCAAATATGTTTTCAGCAACACAGAATGTTCGTGTTGTAGAAGAAAGTGAGCAGAAATTTATTCCTAATTCTATAAATAACAACACCGATTCTGGAGAAAAACAATAATGAGAGTAACTGTAATTCCACCCGACAAGACAATTACTATTGATGGTAGACAAATCAGATTCTCCCCTGAAGATTGGGATTTTGATGATGATCATATCCATGCTATTCAATGGTTTGATAATCATGGTGAAATTGAATGGGTTACTACTGACGATAATGAAGAGTTAGTAACTATTGGTATGGTTCAACCATACATTGATCTATATCTTGATGAAATTCCAAGAATCGAAAAAGTTAGAATTGAGCGTGAAGAAAATGAACGCAAGCAATTACAATCAGAAGTTGATGAAAGAGTAAATGCGGATAGAGAAAAGCAAATACTCCTTCAAAGAATTAGAGAGACAGCAGATGAAAATAGACAACTTGCTAAAAAAGCTCATGAGAAAGACTTAGAGAAAGAACGCCTAAAACTTCAAATCGAAGATAAAGAAAGAGAACTTGAAATTGAGAGAGAACTTAAAGCAAAAGAACTAGAAAAAGCAAGAATTGATGCCGAAATTGCTTTAGCTGAAGAAAAATCTCGCGCTGCTATTCGTGCAGAAAGAGCACGTCTTGAAGAAGAAGATAATCTTATGGCTGCTAAAAAAGCAGAATTGAATGAAATATTCAAAACAATGAGTGCTGAATTACTCAGTACAAAATCTGACGTTGACGCATTAGTCGATGAAGAACGAGAATTGTTGGAGAATCAGCGTAGAGAGTATCTTAAGCAGCAAAAACTCACTCAAGAAGCTCTTGAAAAAGACCAATTAGAAGTTGAAGTTAAATCAAAAGAATTAAAGAAAACTAGAGACGAAATGCAAAATGAATTGCAACGTCAAATTGAATTACAACTTCAAGAGAGAGAAAGAATTCAAGCAGATCATACAAACTTAATGGCACAATTTGAAGTTGAAAAAGTAAACTTACAAAATGAACTGCTTGAAGCAAAAGCTCAGAAAGAACTTATTGAAAAAGAACTTGTTTTGGAGCAAGAATTATTAGAACAAAAAGATCGAGCTGTAGAAATCGAACGCGAATCACTCGTGGTTCATCAAGAACTTCTTACAAAAGAAAAAGAAGAGTTTAATAAATTGCTTGAGGTTGAAAGAGATAACGTAAATGCAACTCTGTATGAAGAGAGAGCACGTCTTGAAGCTGAGAGAATGTTAGAGCAGAGAATTCAGACAGAAGTTGAATCTGCTGCAAGAGAACAAGCAACTCAAAAAATTGTTGAGATCGCAGAAAATACTGATCCTCTGTTAATCTTCGACCAGATTGCAAGTAATCCCGATTTAGACATTCAGAATTTCCCAGTTACAGAAATTCTTGGTTGGTTCTCACAACTACAAAGAGTGAAAGAGTTCTGCGTTAAGTATAATCTAACGTATCAGCAAGTACAAAATAGTCCAGAACTGAAAGAACTTTGCGATGAGTATGTTGCACAGAGTCGTGGTCATAATGATCCAGGAGATGATTGATTTATAGGAGATAGTGAAAAGTGAATGATCAACTTATTGAAAATAATTTTTTAATTCTTAAAAATATCATACCAAAAGACGATGCAATTCGTATAGGATCTGAATTTAAGAAAGATTGTGAAAGTGCTAATTTCTCTGGAGATGGACAAGCAAGAAATTCACATTCGGTTTACAATTACAGAAAAGCATTAGAAATTCTTTGCGATCTTAATAATGAAGTATCACATGCGATAGGTGAACCTGTACTACCAACATACACATATGGTAGAATATACAAGAACGGATCTGTTTTACGAAAACATAAAGATCGTCCAGCATGTGAAATATCATTAACTCTTCATCTTAATAGTGATGAGACATGGCCAATATGGGTTGAAAATGTTCATGGTAAAAGTAATTGCGTTTACTTAGAACCAGGAGATGCAATGCTTTATCTCGGTTGTGTTGCACCACATTGGAGAGATGAGTATGACGGTGAATGGTATGCTCAATTTTTTCTGCATTATGTAAGAAGTAATGGTCCTTGTAGAGAGTTCTACTTTGATAAAGAAAAGTCTTCCGAAGGAGAAAATAAAATTGTAGATGCTTTGCTTGATGAAATTTTAGATCGAAAACCAGTCCCTAGCCACCTAATTAACAAATATGTGGGTGGACTTGTGTATAATAAAGATGACTTAGAAAATAGTAATTTTAACAGTACCAACTCCCTTAATTCTGAAACTGAAATGACCTTAGAAACTAACAGCAACATTCTAGATATTCTTGCTAAAAAAAGAGAAAAACTAAAAAATAAAAAAGATCCTATTGTTATAGAAAAAGAGATAGAATCTGTAACAATGATTGCCGGTGTAGAATCTGCTTTCATTCGTTTTGATGATAATAAAGTTTCCAATAAATCTGAGTTCAATACTTTAGATCAGTATATTGAACGATATGAAGGAGCGGTTTCTGATAAAATTTGTGACGCTATTCTAAACGAATACGTTACAACAGATCTATGGGATAGTGCATTGACTGGTAGTGGATTAGATGAAAATGCTAGAAACTGTGATGTTATTGGTATCTCTCATAAAGATGTAATAAATCAAAATGAGGACTATCGAATGAAATTGGATGGTGAACTTTATGAGTCAGTTCATAAAGTTTTGAATGACTATGATGAAAAACATGGTGGAAATGAGGGTCTATCTATCGAAAAAGATACTGGATATGAATTGCTTAGGTATAGAGAGGGTCAATTTTATGTTCAACATACAGATCACTTCGCACAAAATCCTCGAATTCTTTCCTGTAGTATTTGTTTGAATGATGACTATGAAGGAGGAGAGTTTGCTTTCTTTGGTAGAAAACTTAAAATGAAATTAAAGAAAGGTGATATACTAATGTTCCCATCTAGTTTCATGTATCCTCATGAAGTAATGCCTGTAACTAAAGGGAACCGATACAATATAATCACTTGGTTGGTATGATCAATGCGAGAAGAATACAATCAATTTATTGGGATTTATAGAGACGTATTTAATAAATCTTTCTGTGATAGTTTAATTACGTTTTTTAATGAATATCAAGAAAATAATGTAACTCATGCAGAAGCTGGGACTAAAGATCAATATGTTGATCCAGATTGTCCAGTTGTTTGGGGTTCTCATGAAGACTATGGTGGACCTTTGAAGAGAAATGATCTTGCTCTTAATTTAGACGCAATACGAGATCAAAGGTGGTATGATAGAATCAATGATAAAATTTTTGAGTGTTTAGATTTATATAAAGAAAAGTATTTTGGTCTACAGCAATGTAAACTAAACGACTATACATGTCCTCATGTAAAAATGCAAAAAACCTATCCTCAAGGTGGTTATCATTTATGGCATTTTGAAGTGAATGAAATTGGTGATGTATCTAGAGTTCTCGCATGGATTTTATATTTGAATGATATTCCAGAAGGTGAAGGTGAAACTGAATTTTTATTTCAAGGTTTGAGGATGCAACCTGAGTATGGAACTCTAGTCATCTGGCCAGCTCATTTTACTCACGTTCATAGAGGCAATCCTGTTTATACTAAAGAAAAATATATTACAACTGGATGGATTGAGTTTTCTCAGGTAATAGAAAATCATCTAGATTCTCCTGTGGTATATGATGAAATAACGAATCAAAGTAGATACAAAGATAATGAATGTGGACAAGATGACGATGAGTATGGTAGACTAGAAGAAACATTCAATAAAAAAGAAAAACCTTACAAAAGACTTTCCGATCTAATTTAACTATGGCGCTTTCCGAATCAGTAGAATCTTCTCTTAAAGAAGCAGAAGCAAATCTCCGAAATGCTTTAGCATATGCTGCACGTCAAGAACGTCCAGTAGTTTGTGGAGTTATTGCAGAACTAATTACAAAAATTGATACAGTCATCACGATGGATTCTGTGATGGATAAACTAGAAAACCGTCAGATGGGCGATAGTGGTATGTTTGGTAACTTTTTTACGGACGATGACTGAACTCTAAAGTAATTATGAAGAAACCAACATATTTGTTAGGGATCTTGTATAATATACTATAGTAAACAATCGTAAGTCTATGAGTTTCAAACGAGACGAGCAATCTCTCAAAAAAGAAGAAATCGATTCAATGGAAAAGGCTGTGAAAGAGTCTGGATTGAGTGCAATTCATCCCGATAAGATGGAAGATTGGGCAGAACACCTAGTTAGGAAACTTGTGACGGACGATCATTGAAGTGGCACAGGGGAGCAACCATGCTCCCCTTTTTCATGTATTCTATAAGAGTCAAACAAATGCAATCCATGCAAACTGAATTCGCTGAGTACGTTGCAACACAAGATGCACAAAATTCAATTCGATTGAATGTTACTAAGTATTGTTTGATGCTATGTGATGCACTCACACAAGATGCACCACAAAGTGGTAGTAATTATGGTTTCTATCTTGATTCCATGGGTCGTAAGTATCACAAGATCTTTATGACTATCAATGGTAAACGTAATTCGATTCATGCTTTCATTGATAAGACTACTGGTGAAGTTTACAAACCAGCATCAATCAAAGCACCTGCAAAAGGTGTTCGTTTCAATCTCTTGATCATTCAGTCCCGTGAGGAAATGTTTGAACGTGCAGATTGGGCAGGTGGTTATCTTTACATGAAGTAATGAGAAAAAAGAAAAAACCAGAGATCAAAGTATCAAATTCAAGAAAGAAGGAGTTGTTTCCTCATCCAGGAACATTTCCTATCTTTCTTGAAGATAAAGCAGAGAAAAAACGTTGCTGGTTTACTTGTATCGAACATGCACAAAAGTATGTCGATCGACATGAACCAAAGTATAAGTGTTACAAATTCACAGGAAAAATCCAATGAATCTCAATCACCACCAATGGAAACTTGTCTTCGATGCTGTTCGCAAACAACAGGTGAATAGTATTGTTGATGGATCAGATTACAAAGAATATGATGAAATTCTCAATGAATTATGGAATTTAGCATACTCTGAAACATATACTAATATAGAAATGGTAGAAGATCTCGCACGCCATAAATTCTAAGATGACTACTTGGAGAGCAGATGTTTTCCCTGATTCCAGTGTTGGAGAAATCAGCGTAGAAGTTGAAGCTTCAACATTTCATGGAGCAGAAAGACAAATTCGTACAATCTATGGTGATGTTCAATACATCCGCAATCTTCGTGAGGTTGGTATGTTTTCTGGTGGTTCTAGCTCCAGTGGTATTGGATGGGGAACAATCGCTGTTCTCTTTGGTATATTTTTATTCTTCGCATATTGGCCCTGGTTCTTACTTATTGGGATAATTTGGTTCCTTTGGACTATATTTAAGTAACCAGTTGGTGAGCTGTCCACCCTCTTGTGAAAGGGGGTTTTTTTGTGTATAATAGTTCTAACGACACAAACCAATGACCCTGACCCTCCGCCCGCATCAAGATCGCATTGTTGCTCGGATGCAATCTTACAACAAAGGTCAGATTATTGTTCCCACTGGTGGTGGTAAAACTCTCACCATGATTGTTGATACTCAGCGCCGTCTGGATTCTATCAACAACGGCACCACGACTGTTGTTGTTGCTCCTCGGATTCTTCTTGCTGAGCAACTTTGCAGCGAATTTATGGAGGTGATTGATGATCCTTATTTGCATGTGATGCACGTTCATAGTGGTGAAACACATCATGTCAGCACAACTAAAGTAGACAAAATTCATTTGTTTGCTAACTGTGCTCGCAGTGTGGGTGAAAATGTTATCATCTTCACCACCTACAATTCACTCCAGCGTATCATGGATGCAGATATTGAGGTGAACACAATCTATTTTGATGAAGCACATAACAGCGTAAAGAAGAACTTTTTCCCTGCTACTGAGTTCTTTGCAGAGAACGCAGATCGTTGCTATTTCTATACTGCAACTCCGAAACATTCTCTTGCTGCTACCAAACCAGGCATGAATTGGTCTGTTTATGGTCAGGTTCTGGTCAATGTTCCTGCTCCTGAATTGGTCAAAGGTGGTTACATTCTTCCTCCTAAAGTCGTAGTCAAGCAGCTGCCTATGATCAAAGGTCGTAAGGTTGTATTTGCTGATGATTGTGATAACCTGCTGGAGACTATCGATGATAATAACATCGACAAGACTCTGATTTGTGCTCGCACAACAAAGCAGATTATCAATCTTCTTTCTCAGTCCAAATTTTGCCTTGAACTTGCTCAGCGCGGTTATTCTTGGATGACGATTACATCTAAGACTGGTGCAATCATCGACGGTCAGAAAGTCAATCGTGAAGAGTTTTTCAATACTTTGAACGCTTGGGGCAAAGATCCTGAGAAGAAGTTTGTTGTTCTGCATCACTCTATTCTGTCCGAAGGTATCAATGTTTCAGGTTTGGAAGCAGTCATTTTCATGCGTAACATGGACTTTATAGGTATTAGCCAGTCTATTGGACGAGTTATCAGACTCGGTGATAGATCCAAGACTTTTGGATTGGTTTGCATCCCAACTTATGATAAAGTTGGTATCAGCACTGCCCGTAAAGTTCAGGCAGTTGTTGATGTCGTTTTCAATCAGGGACTCCCAGCTGTGTCTGAAATTCGCCGCTAAGTATAACTATGAGTGTAACTATTCTTCAAAAACCTGTTGAGGAGATTGATTCTATAGACCAGACATTTGATCTGGTCTATATGGATCCCCCGTTCGGATTGCAGCGGGATTTTACTATGCAAGAGGAAGATGGACAGCAGAAAGGATTCTCAGATAAATGGGAATCTTTTGATGACTATACAGATTGGTATGCAAATGTAATAAACTCATGCTGGGCTAAACTTAACAAGAATGGATGGATGTATGCCCACAATAACTTCATGGGCAATGCACTTGTGATGTCCAAAATAGATCGAAAGATCAGAGATTCTTTTTATACAAATATCTCTTGGAAGAGATCTGGACCGAAGAATAACATCAAGAATGGTTGGGGTAACATCGTGGATTCAATCCTGGTGTTTAGAAAAGGCAGTCCATATTTTGAGGTTGAGTATACCTCACTTGATCCTGTCTATGCAGCTAATAGTTTCAAGAATAAAGACGATGTTGGTTACTATGCCCTGGCGAAAGTAACAGGGGAAAAGAGTAGACCATGCGCCAGATTTGAGTACAAAGGTTACAATCCTGTTTATGGGTTCCGTATAACAAGGGAAAAACTCGAAGAACTGGACGCGCAAGACCTTCTGCACTACGGCACAAACAATATCTACAAAAAAATCTATTCTCATGAGTCTAAGGGAGTACCAGTGCAGAATTTGTGGGATGATGTATACTTTATCAGCAGAAGTGAGAAGAATAAGCGTAAGTATCCCACACAAAAACCCTTGAAATTGTTACAACGTATCATAAAAGCATCATCTGAGTCGGGTGGATGGGTTCTAGACCCTTTCTGCGGATCAGGAACAACAGCAATCGCGGCAATGGAACTGGGTCGGAATTGCATCACAATGGACGTGAATCCCGATGCTATCAGCATTGCACAGCAGACAATCGATGAGCTGTCTATCAAATCGACAAATGCCCTCGTTGAGGCATTATATTGACTTCAGTCAAACAAACCACATGAACGACTTTTTCATTGATCTTCCTGGCGAAATTCTTGATCTTACTGATGAAGACATTAACCAATTCCTGGATGAAGAAAACCCTGAGAAAAAGTTCGACCTAAATGAATATATCAACGGAGATTACGATTACTGATGTCTTTACCAATTCCAAAAGAGGACCAACTAGATCACGAAGAATGGAGGTCATTGATTCACATCGTTCGGGATTATGCAAATGATGCTGAAGATGATGATGAATTTGACTTCTGGGATAACGTGGTAGATAAACTTTATGTTTATCAGCAAGCACAATTCAACAATCTTTCCAAAGACGATGAAAATGACCAGCAACCAGCTTGAGCAACTCAAAGAGAACTACACTCACATGATCATCGATGGGATGGACATGGATACGCTCGTCACTTTTGCTTTTGATAGTATCATGGGAAACATTGAAACTTGGACCGAAGAAGAAGTAAAAGAGGAAATTGTTGATCTTTATGATGAAGAAACTCTCGACGGATTGATGCCCACCGATGTAATCGAAGTTTCATACGGAACGGAGATGAAAGCCGCCAGTTGAGGAACTGGTCTAAAGCCCCTTGATTTTTGTCCAATTCTGTGCAATAGTAGGATCATGAAAAACATTCACATCGAACACCCCGAAGACATGATCCTTACGGGCGATCTGTCTGTTGTAGAATTGCTCTACAATTTTGATCAAGTTTCCGTCAAAATGGACGGTGCTCCTGCTATTGTGTGGGGCAAAGATCCTGCTACAGGTACATTTTTTGTTGGGACTAAAGCAGTCTTTAACAAGAAAAAGATTCGTATTGCACACTCTCACGAAGAAATTGACGAGCATTATGTCGAAGAGGTTGCGGATATTCTTCACGCTTGTTTTAATTTTCTTCCTCGCACAGATTCTATCTTGCAAGGTGATTTTATTGGTTGGGGCAATGGTCGCACTTTTACTCCCAACACGATTACTTACTCGTTTCCCGAGTTTGTAACACAAAAGATTATCATTGCACCTCATACAGAATACTTTGCTGAGGATGATCTGCGTAATGCTGTTGCTAAACCTTTCACAGAACTTCTTGAAGATAATCAAAAAGTAAAGTGGATTCAACCTTCTGTAGATTACGTTAAGTATGATGATGAAGCACCTACACTCAAGACCGAAAATGTAAAGTTCTTAGACGAAAGAACTGCTGCATGTTGTAAGAAAATCATCAATGCTTTTATCCGTGAAGGTAAACTTCTGACGTATGAAATGCTGACGTTGATCTTCGATTGTCCTAGACTTGCTGATCTTTATCTCATCCTGATTGAGATGAAAGAGGATCTGATTGACTCTTTTATCATTACAGATTGCCCTGTAGCTTCTATTCAAGGACTGAAAGTAAAGCAGGAAGGTTTTGTTATCCATGGTCAAAATGGTATACAAACTAAACTCGTAGATCGCGAAGTTTTTGCAAAAGCAAACTTTACCATGCCCAAGCGGTGGACGACCTGAGAAGTGGTCTACAGGCGCTTGTAGAGGGGTCTCAGGCGTGTATTATTAAAGAGTCAAAGGAACGCAACTCATGCAACCCTATCCGCTCGGCATCGACAACCCGATCAAGATCAAAGCAGTTTGGGGTTCACATAAGTGGGCACTTTACTGGAAAGATGACTTCATTAAGATCGCAACTTTCCCCAATGAGTTTACAGCTTACGAAGCACGTCGCGCCATCATTGAATCTCTCTGAATCATGAAAGACGACACTCAAACGGCACAAATTCGCCGCACAATTCTTAAGAGTATGGAAGGTTACTCTATCGGCACTCTCAAACGTATTACCTATGAGGTACGTTGTGAAGAAATGGGTATCAATCCTGATAACACTTTTATTGAGTTCGGTATCACTGAAGAATGATCACTTCCAAAGCACAACTTCTCAAAGTTATTGGTGAGACTTCAAAATCATACAGTCTCACCCGTGAAGAAAAGTTTCAGGTTTTTGTTAGAGTATGTGATAACATACTCAACGAAGGTAGAATGACCAAAGCAACTCACAAACGTTTCACGGAGATTTTCTGATGGTTAAACTAACAGACAAACAACTAGCAATAATTCTCGACGCTGTTGAGGATTATGCCGTTCTAGTTAATGAGGATCTTGCCGACGATTGTGGTGAGATTCTCGATATCATCGAAGCACACCTTTCTAACAAAAACGACCAATGATCATTTACATCGCTGAGAACCAAGGCTGTGCCTATTCCATTTGTAGTGAAGGAGCACTTTATTACACTCCTTTGTATCAAGATGGGAGCATGAATGTTGAAGATTGGAGTGAAGTTGATCTGATGAGTTTGATGGGTGAAGATGAGAATCTTCGTTTTGAAGTTGACGATATTCATGATAAACTTATCTCTATGAATAAGGCAGCAGGTTTATATTATCAAAATGCTTGAATTACCTGATGATTTCCCACACCAACCCCCAGAAGGATACGATTACAAAGTTAAAACCTTTAAGCGTAATGTTGTGGCTATTTGGTTACAGCATCCCGATCACTTTGTCTATAGCAATGATCGTGTCTCTACGATCTGGGGATTCTACAATACAAAATCGCGAACCTATTCGTCGCCTGTTAATGCCTCCAAGCAAGGTGATTCAGTAGACATTAACAACACTAGACCATGGACTGCGATGCAAATTAACTACAAAGGATTGGAGTCTTTCTTTCTATGAAAACCACTCTGACTGTTGATGATGATGGTGTTCTTACATTCACCGATGAAATCCTAGAAGAACTAGGATGGAAAGAGGGTGATTTGTTGGAATGGGTTGATAACAAAGACGGTTCACTTTCTCTGGTAAAGGTTGAAAATTGATTTTTCTGCATCGGGAGCAGCAGGGACAACCTAGCACCCGTTTTCGCTTAAAATGCAAGAAAATCAATTCTTTATACCCTGAGATCCCTTGCTATCACTGGGGCGGTTTGAGTCTAGTCTGAGTCTCACCACTCTGCCCCTGAGCAGAGTCTCCAAAAACCAGTTTGTAAGGTGTCCACTAATCTCCCAAAACCGATCAAACTCGTGTATTCTTATTAAAGATCAAACAAACACATGACTTTCACTCAAGGACTCATCGCATCAGGTTACGTTCTCGACTCTGAGAACTTTGATGACTGTTACGTCAAGACAGATTTTGAGGGTGTTTTACATCTCTATCAGGAAGGAGAAGACGAGAACGAGTGGAATTATGTGACCATGAATTCAGATTTCGATGTGATCACCGAAAAAACATTCACCCTTGATTGATTCTCTTTTTTCTGTATTCTATAAGAGTCAAAGAAATTCACCCAATGCTGGTTAAACTTTCTTTTCCTTCCAAATCTAAGAAAACTATTTGTAAGGCAGTTTATGAGTTTGACATATGCCGATCTTTGGAGACTAT